GTGAGCAAACCAGCGAGCACTCCAAAGAATCCGGCGGTGATGACGAGAGCCAGCACGGCAGGCACGCGGCTGTTGAGTTTGGCTTGCATCGCCCTCGCGCTGTCTCGGTCCTGTGTAGCCAGTCTCTCGAGGTCGATGTCGAGTTCCCGCATCCGCACCTTCAGTTGAGCGTCGGCCTCGCGCAGTGCCACGATCTGCGCGTCGGTGAGGGTATTTCCGTCGAGAGCATCCTGCACCTTGGCACTCGTTGGCTCGCTGATTCCAATGGCCTTCCCGACGGCCTCGACGGCCATCCCAGCGAGTGGGCCACCTAAGGCCCGTCCGATCGTCGGCAGTAATGATTTCCAGTCCACACCCTACTGTCCGCCATCAACTGAGCGGCGAGTAGTCGAGCCCGTAGCCGACCGTGAAAGGCCGGTTGTGATCCTCGTACCATCCCGCGCCGCTGAACACGTCTCGGAAGTCGGCAAACGCTCGCTCGAACTTCGGCCTCACCGCATCGAGCGAGAAGTTCGCCTGAGCAAATGCCACCATCTTCGAGCGGTCGATGCGGTAGCCGATCCGGATGGCTCGCAGGATGTCACCCATCGTCGAGCATCGGAACCCGTTGACACCATCCACGATGTATTCGGTCATGGCTCCCATGTCCGAACAGATCGGCACGCACCCCGAGAGCATCATCTCGACTGCTGTTCCGCCAAACGGCTCCCAGTAGGTGGACAAAAGAAACCCGAACTGAGCTTTGGCCATCAACTCCTTCCGCTCCTCAATGCCAGCGTATCCAACAAAGTCGACGTGCTCCGGCCACTCCTTTAATCCGATGCCCTCGGGCCCTCCTTGGCCAGCCACCTTGAGCCTGATCCCCATCCGCTTGCAGGCGTCGATGGCAATGTCCAAGCCTTTGTTGGTCCCGAGGCGGCCGATGAACAGCGCGTAGTCCTCTCGCTCTTGCGTCGGGTCGAAGTTGCGGATGTCGAAGTAGTTCGGCACGACTCTCCAATACCACTTTGGGTTGCAGTAGGAAACGCCCTCAGTGCCCACGAATGCTGACCTGAGAGGATAAGACTCGTAGCACCGAAACGGCGCGAAGGCGTGGCCACTTCCGATGCCCGGCTCCACGACGATCAAGTCTTTGTCAGCGTTGGCAATGTGGGTCGCCTCTTGTGTCCCGCCCCAGAACGCGAGCACGATGTCGCCTTTCTTTTTCCGTCGCTTGATAGCCTCTCCAGCGATGAGATTAAACGCCTTGTGAGCAAGGTCTTGCGAGGAGTGTTTGAACTGGTTTCGTCTCCAGTCGTAGTCCCCATAGGTCTCTTGGAGGATGTCACGAGAGGTGACGTTGACGTGCTCGTGAGCGGCGGTAATGGAGTCAGGATGTCCATAGTGGATCGTGCGGTACTCGCTCGAGTCCTTGAACATCTCCAAGAACTTCAAGACTTTCTGAGTGAATGCGCACGCTGAGTAGTCGGGATGGGTCACGGTATGAGGAACCCCTAGGCAGTGGAGAGTTGTCATGCTCTCCAGCCTAGGGGTTTAGCCTCAACTCACGCTAGCTTTAACCTCCAGCGGGACCTGTCGGGCCTGTCGGCCCAACCTCGCCCGTAGCACCGACTTCGCCCGTGGCTCCAGTTTCGCCTGTTGGCCCCGTTTCGCCTGTTGGTCCGGTAGGTCCGGTCGCTCCACTTGGCCCCGGTTCGCCAGCACCTGATGGTCCAGTGGCACCTTGGATCCCAGTTGCGCCAGTTGGTCCAGCTTCGCCTGTTGCACCCTGCACTCCAGCACCAGTTGGTCCTTCGGGTCCAGTTGCACCGCTCGGTCCCGTCGGACCTGCGGGTCCAGAGAGCCCTTGAGGTCCACTGATTGGCGTCCAATAATTTGTTTGACCGCCAGTTGATGCCTCATTCCACCCTTGCGCCATATGCGCTTGCAAACACCTGTAGAGAGATCCATCAGCGGCAATCACGATCGATTTTTCGTAATAGTAAGCACCCTCAGTCCACGGCTGCACCGATGCGTTCATCCACGTTGTCGACCCGCTAGCGGGTGGGATGTCAGTTCCAACACCACTTGCGCCAAGGAGCACATAAAGCAGTCCTTTCTCACTCACAAAGTCGCCCGTGCGGTACATGGTTTGAGGCAGCACGCGGGAAGCTCTGTTGAGCAACTGCCATTTTGCTGTGCTTTGGTACGGTTGCTGACTCTGGCTGCCTTCCAATGCGACGTAATACTGCCCAAGGTCAGACACCAAATCCCCTGCCGAGTAAGATGTTCCGCTGTCCCATGCGGAGATTCCTCCACCGCCTCCAGATCCAGCGGGACCTGTCGCACCCTGCACGCCAGTGGCTCCTTTAGCACCGGTCACCTGCACCGCCACCACGTCGATCACCACGTTGTTTGCGGGGGCCGTTGGGAAAACGATCTTTGAGTTTCCTTGAGTCGTCCCCGTGATCGAGAAGCCACCGTTGGTTTCGTCGGGACGTTGGAAAACCCCGCCGACATAAACGAGGTAACCAGCTTCGTCATTCTGCGGACCATCCCATCCGCTGATCGGCCCGAACTCGGTCGTGCTCCCGTCGCCCGTGAATCGTGGCGAGAGGATTCCGCCTCCGAGCACAACGCCAGTCGGCCCAACGGCTCCAGTCGCACCAACCTGCCCGACGGCACCATCAAGCGAGATGGCCCATGATGCGTAGGTTCCAGTGCCCTCGAGCACCTGCACTACGTCAACCTCAAGCGCTCCGCTGTTGGACGTGTAGGAGTTCACGATGCCAGTCATCCGATGGTCGACGTCGTAAGCGAGGACGACGTTCTGACCGACGGACAACGCGAGGCCAGTGGCCACCGTTAGGTTTTTGACTCCGGTTGTCAGCGCGAGTGAAGTGGTTGAGCTTGTCGTGTATCGGTCTCCAGCTGCGCCAGTTGCGCCTGTGGCACCGAGGCCTGTGGCACCCTGCACGCCCTGCACACCCTGTGGTCCGGTCGCACCGACTGGCCCGACCTCGCCCTGAATGCCCTGTGCACCAGATGCCCCGCTTGGACCTGCCACGCCCTGAATACCTTGCTCTCCCGTAGCACCTTGCAATCCAGTGGCACCGACGTTGCCCTGCACGCCCTGCAATCCACTCGGCCCAGTGGGTCCCTGAATGCCGGTAGGCCCGACGCTGCCCTGTGCGCCAGTCGGCCCGACTTCGCCCGTGGCACCTTGCGGCCCAACGTTTCCGGTGGCACCCTGCTCGCCTTGCAACCCAGTCGCACCGACTCCCCCAGCAACTCCGCTTGATCCGGTGGCACCAGCAACTCCGCTTGCTCCAGTGGCCCCCTGTGGACCAGTTGGACCGACGGCTCCGACGACCCCTTCAAGGTTGACCGACCACGAAGTGAACGTGCCTGATCCCGTGTGGTTTGTGACGTCGACGACCAGTGAGCCCGTGCCCGAGGTGTAGCTCGTCACCGTTCCGTGCATGTGAGCGGTTCCGCCCGACTCAGCCACCACGACGGGTTGTGAAACTGTGTAGCTCAGCCCCGTTGCAACCGTCAGAGTCTTCGCCCCGTTGCCTGTGAGCAGCGAGGTCGATGACGTCGTGGCGTACTTGTCGGATTGCCCCGACGCACCAGTCGCACCTTGTGGCCCTGTCTCACCCGTCGCCCCCTGCGTTCCGAGGCCGGTGGCTCCTTGTCCCCCTGCTGCACCGCTCGGCCCAGTTGCACCGACGTCGCCCTGTGCCCCTTGCTGTCCGGTAGCCCCTTGCACGCCTGTTGCACCAGCCAATCCGCTTGGACCGGCGACGCCCTGCACGCCTGTTGGACCGACCTCTCCGGTGGATCCTCGCTCACCTTGTGGCCCAGTCGCGCCGATGGCACCAGCGTTTCCCTGCACGCCCTGTTGACCAGTCGCGCCGACTGTGCCTGTGGCACCGATGGGTCCTGTAGCACCGGCCCCACCAGCGACTCCCTGCGGTCCTTGTGCACCGCTTGGTCCGGCAACACCAGTTGCCCCTGTTTGCCCTTGCAGCGCGGTCTGTGCCGACGCTGCAATCATTGCAAGTTCGATTTTCGTTAGTTGTTGTGGCATAGCTTTTTAGATGACGATTGTGATGGTTACAGCGTAGCCAAGTGGGATTGGCTCACCGAAAATGATGGTACCTTGTTGGGCATCGTCGCTCGGCCCAACGTCTCCAACCAAGGTGAACAAAATCTCAAACGACGTAGGACGCTGAATGACTCCTCCAACTGAAACGGTGTATGGGACGCTCGAAGTTGGAGGGTTCCAGCTTTCGCCGACAACATTTCGGATGGCTCCAATGCCCGATGGGAAAACACCGTAGAAAACACTCGTTTCATCATCCCCTTCGAACGCGGCCTGACTGTAAACAGGATCCCTATAACTGCCTCCGCCACCCGAAGGTTTGTTGAGCAGGTCGTTGTAGTCGCCACTGGAGGCCACTGTGGCGAGGCCGAGAGTCGTCCGTGCAGCACTGGCTGTTGTCGCCCCGAGCAGAGCCTTCCCAGTCGTCCCAGCATCCTTGAGTAAGTTGTTTGAGACGCGAGTCATACGGTGTAAAATGGCACCAACTTCCCGTTACCAGCGTCAAAGTAACCCGCTGGAACCACGGTATTTGATGGGGTTTCCTCTGAGACGGTCCAGTTTGGTCCTGTTGCGCCTGTTGCTCCTTGGTCGCCGGTGATTCCTGTTGAGCCAGTTGCGCCCTTTGCGCCGTCGGGTCCAGTTGGACCGACTGGACCGACTGCACCGTCGATGCCATCGATGCCAGCTGGTCCTGTTGACCCAGTTGCTCCTTGCGGTCCAACTGGTCCGGTTGCACCTCGCGGTCCTTCTGGCCCTTGCTCGCCGGTGTCCCCCGGAAACCCAGGGGGCCCCTCTGGACCCTGCATCCCGCTCGGTCCCGGCATTCCCGGATTCCCCTCGGGCCCCTGCATCCCGCTCGGTCCTGCGGGACCGGGAAAGCCCTGATCCCCCTTGGGTCCAACATCGCCCGTCGCACCAGTGGCACCGCGGCCACCGCGCATGTTGAGCGAGGAATTCCACGAGTTGGATGCCTTGACAAAAACCGACACAGTCTGCACGTCGTCGTAGTTGTCGGACTCGGGCATCTCTTGGAAGTAGACGTCCCCATCCTTGCCAAGCGAGGGAGATGGCGCATCGGTTCCGCCGTAAAAAATCGTGCCTGCGATACCGGTCGCACCAGTGGATCCTCGCTCGCCAGTGGCCCCGTCGTAACCAGCTGGACCGTTGGCTCCTCGACTCGCGATGAGATCCCAAAAATTGGAGAGCGTGCTCGGGATGTCTCCAACGTTTCCGCCGTTAGCGTTTTTCCGATACCAGAGGTTCCCTTGGTACGTCGCCAAATCTCCGACGGCGTAGCTGATTCCGAGGTCGAATGCTCCGGTGTAGTTCCAAGCAACCGATGGCCCAGTCGCGCCGGTCGGGCCTTGTACGCCAGTTGCCCCGCCGGGAGTCCCCGGAATGCCCGATGGACCAATCGGACCAGTCGCACCAGTTGCCCCTCCGGGTGAGCCGGGCTCACCTTGCAATCCGGTTGCACCGACGGGTCCTGTGGCCCCGACTGCTCCACTCGGCCCAGCAACTCCGGAAGATCCGCTCGGTCCGACGGCACCGCTTGGTCCGGTTGCGCCGCTTGGCCCAGTCGCACCGCTCGCACCGACCGGCCCTGTCGCCCCTCCGGGAGATCCTGCGGGACCTGTGGCACCACTCGGTCCTGTGGCACCAGTTGCACCGCCAGCTGGTCCAGCTTCTCCCTGCGCCCCCGATGGACCGCTTGGTCCAGTCGCACCAACTGCTCCAGCAACACCTTGTGGCCCACTCGCACCGACGGGTCCGGTCGCGCCTGTAGCACCCCCCGGCGATCCTGCTTCGCCTTGTGGGCCAGCTGGACCAGTCGCACCAGTCGCGCCTCCGGGAGAGCCTGACGGCCCCTGTGGTCCGGTCGCACCACTTGGACCGACCGGCCCTGTCGCACCGCTTGGACCGACGGGTCCTGTTGCTCCAGATCCAGTCGCACCAATCGGCCCTTGAGGCCCAGCAACTCCGCCAGACGCCACGAGGATGTTGACCTTCTCACCGCTCGGCGGTGCGCTCGTAAACGTCACAACGCCAGCTGTGACCGTGTAGTCATCGCCAGCGGTTTGGAAAACACCTCCGATGGCCACGACGAAATGGTCGTCCGTCGAGTCGGTGGACGTTGTGGTGAAGACTGTCTGCGATCCGTTGCCCGTAAACGTAAACTGCTGGAGCGCAAACGATGGAGCCGACGCCCCCGCTTGAAACGTCACCCAGCCATTCCCTGCTGCATTTGGAAACGAGAGGGTCTGGTCGGCTGTATTGACGATCAGTACGCCCGACGGAATCCCCTCGATTGGAGGGGTCCCCGACGTGGCCTTGCGGAGTTGGCGGATGAAGTTCGGCATCCGTCGAGATTAGAGGTCGCCGCAATCGATGGAAATCCCTGCTGAAGCTGGAATCGAGTTTGTTGCACTCGTGATCCGTCCGTATGTGTCGACCGTGAAGAGCACCTGATTCGACGCGGCGGTGACGCCCGAGGTGGCCAAGTCGACCCCACTCGATGAGACGGCGATGCGGCTTGAGGATGCGGTTTTGACCGAGAGCGTTGTGCCGCTCTTTTGCAAACCATCCCCAGCGTCAGCCACGCCTGCACTCGAGAACTGTGTGAACGTCAGAGCAGTCGTTCCGATCACGATTGCTCCCGATGTCGAGAGCACCCAACCCGTTGACCCGTTGGTCGTTCCCTGTTCGATGAAGACAAACGATCCCGCGCTCAACTCCGTTCCACTGTCGGAATCCGTGCGGCGAGTGAGGATGAAAGGAGACTCGGAACTGCCGACTGCGGTGACTTGGTAAATCCCGTTTTGCAGTGCGCTAGCCTGATTTTTAACGAGTACCGACTCACCCACGGCCATGTTGTGACCGTCGATGGACAATGCGACGTTGTTGTTCGAGGTCAGCGTGGCACCAACACCGCTTGAGCCGTTGTTGTACGCAACCGAAGGCAGTGCTTCGGTCGTTGCAACATGCGCTGAGGCTTTGACATCAAGCCCTTGTGCAACGTCATCGACGTACTTCTTGTTCGCCAGATGAGCGTCATCGGTCGGCACTCCGGTCGTCGAGATCAGCCCCGCACCGAGCGTCAGGTTCTTGGACGCGTCAACCACGAGAGCCTTGCTCGCGCTCGCTGTCCCAGCCGTCACACCTGCGACGGTGTTGAGTTCAGCGGTCGTTGCATTCACTCCGTCGAGCTTGTTCAACTCGGCGGCGTCCGCGGTCACCTGCGTCCCTGCGATCTGGATTTGGCCCGTGATGTTCAGTGTCCCCGAGACCGTCTTTGTGCCTTGGATTGTCTGGTTGCGGTTGGCCGTGGTGACCATCCCTTCGGCGGTGGCAGTGCCCTCGCCACCGACCGGAACGATGTCCCCGTTCGACTTTTTAATGAGCAGCTGGTTGTCAAACTCTTGAAAGAGTAGCTCACCAGTCGCGAGCGTGATGCCTGACACGCCCGTTGAGGTCGTGCGGCGTTTAAGTTGGATCGTGTTCGGCATAATCTCTTGATGTTGTTAAACTTGTCCCCCGTCGACTGATGCACCCAAAGCGGCCAGCGTCGTGTAGGTCGTCACCCCACCGACGACACCGACGATGTTACCTTCTGCGCCTGTGCCAGCAATCGCGGCTCCGGCACCAATGTTGGCTCGGGCCTGAGCTTGTTGGGGTGCTGTCAGGCTCTGAGCGGTGAACAGCACCACTGAACTGGCGATGTTCGATGAGTCGAAAAAAGGGAGCGAGACGGGTTGCGATGCTCGGCGGTTCGTATTCTCGACCTTCCATCGAAGAGCCCGGGTCGTCGTCAGATTGCCAGAGTAAGCCCACGCAATCTCCGCTTGGAGCACAACGGACGGGAGGTCTGTCACCGTCTCATCTCCGCCAGCCACGAGCACTGTGACACCGTAGCCAGAGGATCGGCAGTGTGGGGCCTGACGTTGGCCAAATGTGGACGCGGCCACGGTCACGATGTCAGCAGAGGATGATGCAACAAAAGCCAGATCGGCATCCAGAGCGGTCGCAATCTTCGCGGCCATCGCTGACGCATTCTCGGTCCCGAGCGTTGTGACCTTGATGAGACGGCCATCAGCGGGTGCCTCCGGCCCCGTCGAGGACGAGGTGCCCATCCAAACCCGCACCGGCCCCACCGAGTCGGCAAGGTCAAAGTAAACTTCGTTTGCCGTCGTTGCCGTGGTCTGGATGGCCACGACTTCGGCGGAGTCGTAGGGGTCGATGCCGAGCAGTCGGTCAATGCCGCCTGATGCCGTGTTGAGTGTCGCTCGGTAGTCAACAGCGGAACCCGTCACCGTGCGGGTCCAGCTGGAGAATGCGAGGAGAGGATTGGCATCGAAGAGACCCTTCGGCTTGACGCTCAATCGGAGCCCAGTGGATGAGCCCATATCGACCGTTGAGGTGCTGGAGATCGTGCTACGGAACTCGATGGCGGTCGGAATCACGTCCCCGTTGCGGAGCAACACCTCCTGATCGTCAGAGCGGCGGAGACCACCAACGTAGACGAGTCCAGAGTCGAGAGCGACGGTGAGCGTGAGCATTCACTCATGCGGCCGTCATCAACTGTCATGCACCGTAGAGACCAATGATTTGATGCCCCCCCGTTTGCTGCGAAACGGTAAAGGTCCCGTCCTCTTCCTGCATGATGTAAGCCAACACGATTTTGTAGTTGATGGCTCCCCCGACCTCACCGGCCACGAGTAGCGCACTAGTGTCCTCGATTGCAATGGATGGATTGGAGATGCCCGTTGATGCCGTCGAAGAGAAGTTACCGACCACGTTGAGCACGACCCGCTTGCCGTCAGCAGCCGTCCCAACCTCCTCCTCTGGGTACGTCATGACGCTCTGCCCGTTGACCGTTCCCCATCGCACAAACACTTTGTAGGTCGGGCTCGGTGATCCGGGATTGTCGGCTCGAACCGTCACCTTAAATGGGAAGCTGGTCGTCGCCGATGGTGCGCCCGTCTGCGTCGTCCGACGGTTCTTGAGCGACACCAGCTGGCCACGCGGGGTGACGGTCGCGGTGATGTCAGGAGTCGATTGGATGGCCAATCTCGGGAGATAATCGATGATGGCGTTGATGGCAGAGGCCAACTGGCCACCGCTTTTAAGACGTGGGATCACAGGCATGTTGGTATTTCTCGGAGGTCGTTGGTCACTGTCTGCCCTCGGAAACTCGATGAGAGTCCGCTCCCGCCAATACCTCCCAAAAGTGGAAGCATGAAAGCGGATTGTCGCTGGTAGTTGTTGCGGAGTGGGTGCACCTGATCACTCCCCGGGTACTCGCTCCCCGGGATGTAGCCGTTCTCGTCGCGGTTCCGAAGCATGAAACCAAACTCCTCGACGGGTTTGGAAAACGTCTCCTCAGGATCGCAACTCGGCACCGTCACTCGAGCCTGAAGCTCAACCTCGGCGTGCCAGCGCGGGTACGGTTGGTCGTTCAGGAAGTCCTTGCCGCCCGTGATTTCGGTTTCCTCCGGCATTGCTGCCATGTCGCTCCCGAACCCGTCGAGCACGTAGCCACTGGTTGAGCCAATGGTTCCCGTTTGATGGATGAACCCGACCAGAACGTCGACCTCATACTCTTTGACGAACTCGGTCGGATACCACGGGTTGTCCTGCTCGCCCGGCTCGAGCGGAATCTTCCGATTTCCACTTTGGACGACATCATCGGCGGAGATGCGAGAAGCCGGTTCGTTCCAAGCGTCGACCAGCTTGACGGGGAAGAACCAGTTCTGCCCTCCGAAGTTGAGCCCTTGAAAGCCCGTCAGCGGGTCAAACGAGGTCTGTCTCGTCCCGAAACTGACATCCTCCGTGTGGATGAGGTAAATCGAATTAAGGATCGCGTAGGTTTCTGGATTCGAGTTCTCGGGGTCGTAATCCACAGCGGCGTTGCGTGTTGCGGTTGCTCGCAGCATCACGGTGGCCACGATGCGTTTGGATCCTCCGGTCAAAGCGAACCCCCGATACTGACGGTCGCCGATTTGGATGATCGGTCCCACCAGTCCGTAAGGCCACGGTGTGACGAAATACCGAGTGGATCCCTCGCTCAGAAAAGGCTGATAGCGTGGGCCCTGCGGCTCCCCTTGGGTGATTGTCCTCGGTGGAGCGACATTGAGAAACGTGCCTCTTGGCGTTTCGTTGGCAGTGAAGTCTTTGGTCTTTTGCACCTGCAATCTCACCAACTCTCGACGGATGGCCGAGAGCGTGCGCCCGATGGGACCCGGTGTTATGACCGTCGGGATCATGAGTAGATGAGGGACGACCATCCCGCGCCCGTGTACTGCCCGTAGTTCGCCGATGCGTTGCGATACATGAGTGTGATCTTCCACCGATCTCCAAACGGCTCCGCGGTTGCCCCAGCGAGAAGCCACGATTGAACGCTCCCCCAGATTGCAACGGGTGGAAACGAGATTTTTCCGATGTCGTTGACCAGTAATGCAAAGGCGCTCCAAATGTCAAAGTAGGTCACCTTAAGGGTGCAACCGTTTCCGGCGATGTAGTTTGAGACACCGACCAATCCCGGCTTTTTGAACTCGACGAATCGCTTGGTTGACTCGGTGTCGTTCGATGCAACCCATAAAGCGTTGGTTTCGTTTGGATTCTCAGGTGTTCCCGCGAGGTCTTGGAATCTCGGGTTGGCGGTGATCGGCTCGGTCCCGCTGTTGGCATCGATGCTCAACCGTTTCTTCGCGGCTGATGCGTAAGCGTAGATGCTCCTTTGCTCAAGCATCGTAGTCTGTGAGCCCTCGTCGAACGTCATCGAGCGCGAGATGATGCTTCGCTGCGTGTCTGCGCCCATGTCCGGTAAACCAGTCGGACTGAGGATGGTGTCGATTTGATTGTCTTTGAAGATGTGGACCGACGTTTGAATGACGTTCCCCCACTCGTCGGTGTCGAATGAGTGTGAGGTTTTGACGGCGGTTTCGCCCTTAAAGATTCGAGACATTTTAGGTGTAAATGTCGGACGACCATGCTGGTGCGCCGAGGAGTTGAGCGGTGATTTTCCAAGAGGCCCCGTTTTGCTCCTGCGAAACTGAAGTCCCGAGGAGTGATAGGCCGTTGAACATCGCGAAGTTGGGGATGGGTGGGAGCGCGTAGACCTGCCCCGGCACCGTCGCGTCGTCTGCGTTAATGGCCATCCACGTGAGGTTGAATGTCCACTGCGGCGCGAGGTATGTGGTGATGCCAGCCAGTTCGAAGTCGTCGCGAAACTGAACAAACCGTTTCGCGCCGTCGTAGTCCTCCCAGATGGCGTTGCTCGTGTTCGGCGTCTCGGCATCTCCCGCCCATGTGGTGAAGTCTGGGTGTGCGGTGATGGGTTCGTTCGAGATTGTCCCCTCGACGGTGACAAAGTTCTTCGTGAATGCTGCGCCTCTGTAAGTCCCCTCCGAGGTTCCGAGGCTGTCACTGAGCATCTCGACGTTTTCCTTCGCCCCAACAAGCGCCAACTGAACCGAGCCGAGCGTCTTGGTTGCTGGCCACTCGAACGGCTCCGTGTTCGGTCCAGTGCGCGCGTAGCGGGTGCGGAAAACAACCTCAATGGCACCTTGCTCGTCGACCTGTGCGGAGATGGGGAACTCGGTGTTTAGACTCATACCACAGCAACGTTGAGAGACCCTTGTTTTGAGATTGCGGAGACCACGTTGTCGAGCTTTCCGGTGACCGCTTGCTGCCAGATCTGGATGGACCGAATGACAGGATCTGTTTTATCACCCCCGGGAATAGGGAGCGGGAACGGCTCAGCAACGATGTCGGTGGCCTGTTTAAGGTTCTCGCGCTGAATCCTAAAGAACTCCTCGGCGGGTGGCCCTTGAACAGGGATCTTCGCAATCTCCTCGCGTTTCTTCGCGGCGAGAAATGCTGGTGACGCTGCGAATCCTCCGCCCAGATCCCCAGCCCCTCGAAGTCCGGGTGCTCTTCCTTCGATCCCGATCATCTCGCCCCGAGGCGCGAGGTTCATCATCCGTCGTCCCCCGCCGATTTTCTCAAGCGAGGTGAAGAAGTCTCCGGTCTTGGTCACCTTGCTTTTCTTTTCTTCAGCCTGAGCAGTCTTCGCGGTCAACTCCGTCTGGTTTTTAAGGGTGCTGGACTGCTCGCGGATGGCTGTTGCGTTGCGAAGCGCGGCCTCGGTGAGCTTGGCCAACTCGGTTTTGAGTCGCTCATTCTGCACTTGGAGTTTCTCCGTGGCTGCTGTCTGGCGGGTAAATCCTCGCTCGAATGCGGCGATCAGTCCTTGCCCCGGCGTGCCCTCAGCGTAAGCGTCAGCGTTGCTCGGAGGCACGATGACACCGTTCGAAAACGACTCCTTGGTGTTGTACGTGATGCGCTTCCCGTTCGCAAACGTCTCGCGCACCTCGCCCGGGGTGAGTGGCGTCGGATAGCCTGCTGCCTGCGCTGCGAGAATCTCCCCTGCCTGCGCCGAGGTGACGCCACCGGAGGCAAACCCAATCGGCCCCTCGAGCCCGAGGCCACCCATCCGCATGCCTTTGCCCGTTGTCTCGTTCCGCGTCGGCGAGATGAAACTTGGAAGCGCGATGTCAGCGAGACCTGCGACGGCAAACCCGATCTGCTGCTTGAGATACGAAGCAAACGCATCGACTGCGCGGATGAATGCCTGACCAAGCGGAGACTCAAGAGCGGCCCCGATAGCCGGTCCCGCGTTGACAATTCGGTCGATGAACGAGTCAGCCACTGGAGCGAGAGCCCCGATCAGGTCAGCCCCAGAAAACACCTCGGTGATCCCCTCGAGTGCCCGAACACCGAATGCTTGCACTTCAGCGAATGCAAGTTTCCCTGAGACCGTCAGGATATCCCAGAGCGTCCCGTTTTGAATGGCTCCCTCGATGATTTGAAACGCTCGCACCGCCGTGTCAACGGCCCGACCGAAGCCTGCGCTGAAGTCGTTTGAGAACTGTAGAGCCTTTTTCGTGGCCGTTGAAAAGATGTTGCCGAGAGCGGTGCCGATGGGAGCAAACTTCCCGACGAGGTTTTGAGCAAACTCGATGAGCGGCTTGAGCCCCTCCGACGCTGCGAGGCCGAGGTTCCGCTTCACCTCCTCCACGTTGTCCTTGAGCGTGGAGATGAGCCCGTTGAGCGTCTGGCCTTGATTTGCTGCGGCGCCCGAGAAAAGACCCGTGGTGGTCATGGCTTGCAGCGCGTTCACCATGTCCTGCGCCGAGATCTTACTCTTCGTCAGTGCCTCTTGGAGACCCGCATCACTTAGGTTGAGAGCCTTTTTCAACTCCTCACCGATGGGGATTCCTCGCTCAAGGAACTGCAGGAAAGTCTCGGTCTGCATCTTTCCGACCGAGAGCGTCTTGACGTAGGGCTGGAGGATTTCAGCCATCGGCTTTTTCGTCGCGGCAGCGATGTCCCCAATCACTCGAATCGACTCCTTGAGTTGTTCGGCAGGTACGTTTGCAGCGGCCAGAGATGCGCCAGCGTTGGCCACCTCGCTCAGTTGGAAAGAGGTTGTAGCAGCGTATTTGGCCAACTCGGAGACGGCCCCCTGCGCTGTCTCAGCCGACTTGTAGAACGTCGTGAACTGAGCCACCACGGCCTCGAACTCTCCTGCCACTGAGATGCTTTCGGCGAACGTCTGACCGAGTGCGCGAAATGCACTCCCGACGGCACCAATTCCAGCTTGCAATCCCGCGAACAGAGCTTGCCCACCAGCGACGGAAGCGACTGAAGCGGCGAAGGATCGGAGTTGAGACCCTGCCTGCGTGAGCCCTTGTCGGAAGTTGCTCGTGTCTGCACCGATGCGGATTGTTGCTGTGCTCATATTGCGATCCCAAGTTTTCGGTAAAGATACTCGGCCATGTCAGCGGCCACTGCTCCCAACGCCTTTTCGACGTAGCCTTTCCGGTCAACAAACGAACTGATTCCGGGACGTTTGTTTTGAATCTCAAGGTAGGTCTCAAGGAGACCATCGAACTTTCGAACGACTGCGGCGGGGTGCTTTGATTCGATGGTGTCAAACTTGGCTCCTTTGACGAGCCAGCCCCACGCCCCTGCTCGACCGGCTGCGTCTTGTCGCTGCTTGATCTCGAGGCCCCAGCGATCCTGCTGCACCGTGCGTTGGAGTTGTGCGGCGGCCATCATCATTTTAACTACGGCCATTTCCCCCCGCTTTCCTTTCTTCCCGATGTACTTCTTTTGCTTTTCCAGTTCGGCTTGGAGTTTGGATCGGCGAGCACCAACGCGGTCGATGATGCGCTTGGAGATTCTCAGGTTCCCGTCCTTCTTTCGCCTCTCGATGGCTTGGAGCGTCTCCGGCCGAGTGTCCATGTGGAACTTGCCAGCGCGGAGAACGACGTCGCGAAACTTCCTACCGACGATGCTCTTCACCTCTTTCCGCGAGTTCTGGATGTAAATCCCGAGCACTCGGTTGAAGTTCGTGAGGTCCATTGAGAGCGTCAGTTTCATGCGTCACTTAAGCGCGGGTCATCCACTATCGGCCTAATCCGATGACCCTGAGCCTCAAGTGAGGCCCCGAACAACGCGTTTGCGTCCTGCATGGAAAGGGCAAGGATCTCGCTCGGAGTCCATCCGTAAGCACTCGCGAAGTGGTGGATGTACTTAGCGACCATCCCTGCCCGACTCAGTTTCCCGGTGTGGCCTCGGACCCTTCGATGACGACTTGCGAACCTGTGGCTTGCTCGATCATCTCGCGGATCTGGCGAGCGATGTCGGCCAAGTCGGCGAGCGGGATCGATGGAAGGTTGAGCGACTCTTTGAGGATCCGCGCCTTGTCACCGGCGAGATAAGCGGCAGTTGCCTCGGCGACCTTTTCTTGAGGTGCCGAGTGGAGGTAGATGAACCCCAGGACATCGGCCATGCGGGTGCTCGGTGCGGTGAGGAGTTCGTTCCCCGTCAACTCCATCAGCGCGAAGGTTTGGAGCGTGAGTGGTCGGCATGGGATTCCGGCCACGGTGGCGGCAGCGTTGGACGTGCCCGTGATGAGGTGTTGGATGTCAGTCAGCATGGTTATGGCTAGGCGAAATGTTTAAAGGTTTTGAGCGCGTCTTGGAGCGTCTCCGTGGGAGCGTAAAGGATTCCTCGGCGGAGCTTTTGACGAGTCAGTTCGTGAGTGGCATTCACGAATGAGGCGAGCGTGGTGGCGTTCTCGCAGATCGCCACGCCGATGTAGGACTGCTCAGGGTTTGCGGCTTTTCGTACTCGGTTGATTTCGTCGCGAACCTCTAGGCACGCATGGATGATTTGCAGTTCAGCGAGGATTCGGAAGTCGAGGTTCTCGGGTCTTTTGCCTTTGGTCAGAGCGAAGTATGCGCTCGCGATTGCGTCTGCTTTGATGGCGATCTGAGGTTCTCCGCCGAACCCCTTCCACGTTCCAGCGACCTCGAAGTGAAAGGTCGTGCGAACTTCTGCTTCTCCGTTTGGGAGCGTTCGACGCTCAACAGTGACGGGGTTCTCGGCGTGCGGAGGAATCCCGATGGTGGCCAGTGCGACGGCCAGTCGCTGGTTCCCCGTGGTGTAAAAAGAGGTGATCATGACAAGGTAAGAATCCGGTTTTGAAAGGAGACGCGCCTTTGCCCCGACGCTCCCGGAAACTCCTCAGGGGTTGATGGATTAAGAGATGCCGTCGTAAGCGACCGCCTGCACGTTCGACTTGGTGAGATCCTCGGAGGATTCGACGACCTCCGATGAAGTCACGAAGACCGCACCGGTGACGAATCCAGAGATGAGGCTCGGGAGTGTTGCGGTGTCTCCCACGTTTGGCGAGGTCGCTTCGTAGGTTTCAAAGTTCACTTCGTCTTTAATGGCAAAGTAAACGACAGCCCCGAATCCCCCGTTGCCGTCAGGGATTTCCTTTTTGGATGAGGTCTTGTTGACGGTTGCGGTGGTGAGGAGCGTCGCGGATGACCCTCCGGTGCCGAATGTTACCGCTGTGCCTTTGATGATTTCAGCCATGATTTTGAGTCGGTTGAGATTAGGTCAAGCCAGCGTAAAGGGTCTTCGACACCGTGAGCTTCGCAACGTCCTCGGCTGAGAACGAGCGGTTGATGGAGTCGATGAACGTGTTGGAACCGGCTGCACTACCAATGGTTCCGGTGAAGGAACCGCTGATGTAGCCGTCGATGGTGATTTCCGTTTTCAGGTTGTACAGCGCGACGCTCTGCACGTCCCCGGTTGGCCCGATGATTTCTTTGGATGCGGAGGATTTCTTGGCGTTGTACTGCGTAACGAGCATCCCCGATTGGGTTTGCAGCGTTCCAAGTGTGCCATAGTCCTGCCCATTGTCGTGGATGGTTGCCATGTCGTTATTGTTGAGTGAGTTGATAAGCCCAGAGTTTGAAAGCGAATGTGTCCAACTGGACCTCCTCGGCGAATGTTGTGTTCTGCGTCCCGAGCACAAACCCGAGCACCTTGGCCGACCCAAAAGAGAACTGGTCAAAGTCTCCATCGGCCACGGGGTTGAGCATCGCGGCCAGCACGTTCTGCTTGATTTGCCCGGCCTCGTCCGCGGTGTAAGCGGAGCGGTTGATGCGGAGGATGGCTTGGCCGTCGAGGATGAAGACTCGTGAGCCAGCGACGAGTTCACGGTTGATCTCAACGCCGACGAAAAAGGATGCGGTTTCGCGTAGCTCGTCAGTGTCGGCACCGAGCACCTGTAACGTCGCGAGGTCGTCATCCGCTTTGACAGCGGCGACGACTCCACCAGCGACGTCGGCGAGAAAGTTGGTGCTCATGAATCCTGCTTAACTTCAAACTCGAGAATGGGGTTTTCCGGAAGACTCTTTACGTTCACCACACGGTATTTCATCCCGTCGATCGTGAACTGGTTCCTCCTCGGCTCCCCACCCTTACCGAACTCATCAAACGATGCGCGAGAAATGCGGATCGTGAGGTTGCCCTCGTTGTTGACCCCAGTCTCCTCCGGGATCGTGTAGTACTCAGAGTTTGAGACGACAGCCTGCACGCTTTCCCCGTTGAGCAACACCGTCGCGCCCATCGTCGAAGCGGCGTGATTGAATGCTCTGAGCAAAGCGTTGGAGAAGGCCAGTCTCATGCGTAAGCAATGAACTCGAGGCCCTTGCCTTTGATGGTCGGCAGCATCCCATTTTCGTCGTAAATCCCCGCGCCTTTTGGGACAAGCGGAGCGGCGGTGATGGGTGGCGGGTTGACTGCCTTCGGCCCCGACTGGAACGAGACCTTGGCCAGCACGGCGAGCCCCCCGGGGGTGTCGAGTCCGGTGTAGCGTTGAACCTGTGAAATCGGTGGAACCATACAAAAAAAGGGGAACGGGGCTCGCCCGTTCCCCCTTTGGCATGCAACGGATTAGGCGATCGTGAGCAACTCCCCAGAGGTCGAATCAACGACCTTCTCCGAGGTGTGCTGACGCACGCGGACCACACCAGAGCGGCGTGCTTCGTCGCGGTACGTCTCAACGACGAACAGGTCGGAAGCGTCTCCGGTCCACGTCAGCGTGCGGCCTGCGCCACCCGCCACGAAGTCACCGGATTGGACGTTCCCGATCCATGCGCGGTTCGAGCCCCAGATGAACGAGCCCGAAGCGGACTGCCCTTTCTTGGACGAGTCGTATGCGGCCGAGGCGACCAGCACTTTCTCGATGCCGATGTTGGCAGCGATCAGCGCGGCGTCCACGTTGCGGAGGTCTCCGGTCCCGACGGACCCGAAGATGTAGCTCTGCATCTTCGCGTTCTTCCTGAGCGCGTTGTACACGTCGAGGTTGACCACGAGGGTGTTCGCATCCACGCCCTTTTTCCGAAGGCGGGAGATGGCATCCTGCAAGTCACTCACAGGGTCTGCTGCGGAGTTGCTCCACACCGTTCCCACCGTGGTGTTGTTGAAGTTGCTCGTGTTGAAGATTGCAGCGGCCACACGGGTTTCGTGAGCCAGCTTGATGTTGCGGAGCAACAACTTTGCGATCGTCGCCTCGGTGTCGAGGAACCGCGAGATGTCAGCTTGGCTGGAGTCGTCAATCAACTCTTCCAACCCGCGATCCTCGCAGAGATAGGTGTCGGACGTGAAAGCGCGGCTCACGCGGCTATAAGAGCCGTCAGCGTTGCGCTTTGCTGCGTCAGCGTCGACTCGCATCAGGTGACCCGTTGCGATGTCGATTTTGAGGTATTGCCCCGCCTTGGTTGCCACCGAGAGCGGAGGCATGACGAGACCACCGATAAGACCGTTATCGGCCCCACCAGCTTGAATGACAGCCTGTTGGATGTCACCGCGTAGAACTGCGCCTGTGTTTGCGTACATTGTCTAAGTTCCTTTCGATTAAGAGTTGGCGTTCACACCCAACAATACCTCGATCACATCGTTGGCAGCGGTTGCTGCTTCGAGTGCGATCCCGATGGTGACATTGCTTGAGGCCGTTGCGGAGATGTTCCCAGAGGCTGCAGGGAAAACTGCTGCACCTGCCGTGATTGCTCCAGCTGCGCGCATTTCGAAGGTGCCGCTTGCCGTGTTGAGTTTTACGGTGACGATGCCGTTTGCGGCGGCGTCAGCCAGTGCAACGCCGATTGCGCTGCCGTTTGTTGCGCCAGCTGCGACAGCCAGCCCAGATGAGAGTGCAACGCGCTGACCGACCGAGAGAGCCGAGGCTCCAACGGCGAACGCTTTGAACCCGGAGTCGTTTTGTGCCATGTGTGTTTTTCTTTAGGGTTTGAGGATTCCCTTAGCGATCAGGTGGTTCCTGTACGCTTCGGGGTTTTTCCGGAGTTCGGAAAAGTCGGTAGGCTGGTCAGCCTTTGCTTCGGTCGCCACACCGGGTGCGACGGGTGTGCCGAAGGATTTGATGAGAGCGGCGAGTGCTTCAAACTTGGTTTCCACGGCGCCGAGAATCTTCTCCTCGACTGCCTCGAAAGCAGCACCGGCGACCTCTTCGGCCTTTGCGCTCATCGCTGCTTCCTCGGGCATTGGCTTGCCCATCTCTGCTTCAGGTGCCTCGGTCGTTTCTTCGGTGAGGAGTGCGGTCAGCATCCCCTTGATCTCCGAGATCGATGCTTCGACCGTGGCGAGGCGTTCCTCGACGGTCGGCGCGGGTGCCTCGGCCATTGCTTCGGGTTTTGGTTCTTCCTTCATTGGAGTCTCACTTGTTTGTGCGTCATCAACTGGTGCCTCGAAAAGGCCGTCCGGATTGGCTGCTGGCTCGTCAACCAAGTCCACCGAACGAAGGCGCGTGCAACGTGCGTAGGCGGCCCCGTTGACGTCCTGAGGCTTGCCTTCGAACGAGATGGAAAGCCCGAATGATTCAGGGGTTTTGGTGGCCAACTCGAGGATGAAATCTCGACGCGGCGAGGTCTGGAACAGTTGCAGGTCCGCGAGCACCTTCTCGTCCTCCACGCGGAAGTTGACCAGTCTCCCAACGATCTCCTCAACGCCTGACTCGTGGCCGACCTTGACCTTGATCCCACTCCTTGCCGCATTGCCGCATTTGACGACCTGCGAAAGGGTTGTCTCGTCGATGAGGAGCCCGTGCCCCTTGGCCACCCCGAGAGTGATGACGGAGACGCCAAAGATGGTGTCAGCGTCGATGCTCGCGGGAGAGAGTGCTTGGAAGGATGTGGTCTTCATTTGCTCATGCGGTTCTGGAGTTTGCGCTTGTTGGCGTAGTAAGCGCGGATTGCTGCGATGGCATCCTCGCGGGTCTTGTGGTGAGAGACGATCGATTCCTGCCCCGGGTAAACTTTGACCTTGGCCCAGCCCGTCGGTGTTTTGCGGATTGCGTAAGGCATCAGGCAGTCTTGTTGAGTCTCTCCACGATGCGGTTTGCCCACGCTTGGCCAGCGTCCCCGCCCCATCCGTCCCACGCCTGACGTCCTTTTCCGTAGTCGTCCCACGTCGAGCCCTGCTTGTCGCTTTGGTGCCGGTCGAAATAGGCCTTCATCCGCCGCACGGTGTCGGCGGAAACTGGTCGCCCGTTGGCCAAGTCGCGAGCGCGAGCGATCCCGACCGGAGTCATCCCGCGTTGGGATGCTGGTTTCTTCGCACGCTCACGGAGTGCTCGAGCAGCTGCGGCACGCACGGCCTGAGGCGGCTCAAACGAATCCTCGGCGAACTGTGTTGAATCCTCGGCGGAACTCATGCCCGGCTGAGACCCTCCAGAATCAGGTTGGAGGAGCAACAAAGGATCCTCAACACCAGCGGCGGCAAAGATCTCCGCACGGCGTTTGCGTTCGTTTGCAGATTGGATGAACGCCTCTTCCCAATCCTCGCCCTTGCTCGCGTAGTACTCCGCAAACGTAGACCCACCCTGCTTGAGTTCGGCCAGTTCGGCGTAGGTCTCTCGCCCGATGTCGGTTGATGGCCACGGCGGAAACTGCCACCGGTGAGCCCTCCACTCAGCGGATTGCGGGATGTCTCCGTTCGAGATCCCGAACGCGATGACGGCCTCAAGAATGGGGTCGAGGATTCGGTTTGTCAGGATGCGCTGGTATCGTCCGCAAACGCGAGCGGCTTGCTGCGAGTCGAGCCGAGCGGTCACCCCACCGAGATCCGAAGGGTCGATAAAGAACCCGTACGGTAAGCCGAGAGCGTCGGCGAGGTGGCGTTGCAATGACTCAAGGAAACCTTGGAATGTGACGCTCGGACGGTTGGACATGAACCCCGTGACCTCCTCGCCCGGCTTGAGATAGTGGATGGTTCCAGGGGTGATGCGCTCGATGGAGTCTCCGGTGGTTGTCTGCTCGTCCCATCCGAGCCCCTCGCCCGATGGTGTCTTCACCACGCCCGTCTGTCTACTCGCCCACTTCACCGCGTCCTTCTCCCCCGCGAGGATCTCCACGATGTCCTTGCAGGTGGCAATGGCCGGTGCGAACGCAGACACCCCGCGGTAGGAGTCGTGCCGCTGCGGGTCGAACAGGTGAAGGCACCGCTCGGCGGGAACCTCTTGCTCGTCAACGTAGGAGGCTCCCATGCTGCGGCGGGTGATCTGATAGGCCACTGGTCGGCCTGACTTCACATCGATACGGATGCCCCCGATGAGGTCGTCGGCGACCGTCGAGTGGTATGGGTTGCCGATGCGGTCGGCCTCGATGAGTTGCAGGCGCGGTCCATCCTCGGTGAGGCTTTTGACGAGCAGACAGTCACCGTCCCGCACGAACGAGACGAACGCCAGCTGCATGAGGCTGAGGAAGTCGAATCGGCCCGAGAAGTCAGCACGCTTGCACCAGTCGGCGAAGTAGGATTCATACGCTGAGTTCACCGCGGGATCGCTTGTCCTCGCTTGGTAACGGAGGGATCCGAGCGTGTAGAGCGTCAGCTTGCGCAGAATGCCCGACACGAGCGGGTGATTGTTCTCGAGGTCTCGAGCCTCCCAAATCAGTTGCACGCGGCCTCTGTTGGTTGAGGCTGACTCGGCGTGATTTGAGTAGTTCGAGGGAGTCTGTGCTCGGCTCTCGGTCGGCTCCGCGCCCTCCCAGCGAAAAGCCCTGACAGCGTTGCGGATTCGTCGGATGAGTTTCATCTGCGGAAGGATGCTCGCACGCGGTTGTGAGGAGTCGAGCGTGAGCGTTCAGTGACAATCTGAGCGCACGCGGCGAGTTCTTTGGCGATCTGCACGCGGTCGCGTTGGGACGATGTGCCAGCTGACGACACCGAGGTGTACGGGTCCGCGAACTCGGCCTTGAGGCGAGCGTATGCTTCCGCCAACTCGGCGGCAGTCATCGCTCGGAAGATCCCTTGGTAGTCAATCTCGTCGGCCATCACCTGAGCCGTCCTCATCAACCAGCGGCCCCGATGAAGTTCGTGGCCAGTGCTGCGAGAACTTGGAGCACCTCGCAATCAAAAAGGTGGTTATCCTTCCGGATCTGCTTCCAAATGTGGCTCACTCGCCCGTGCGCGTCGACCCTCTCCTCTCGTCGCTCGGAGGTCACTTGAGCGAGGTAGATCTCACCGGCCTCCCTCGAGAACTCCCATGACGGACCCTTGCCTGACATGAGATGAGCCAGTGCGTCCTTGAGCATCGGGTTTGAGAACACAAGCAGGTTGATGGTCCTCTTTTGACCTTGGCCGAGCATTGCATCGGCTTTGCTCCACATGAACGGCCTTCGGACGTTGTTGACCATGTAGCCGTTGACCGAATCGTGGCCTTTGCTGGCCTTCCACTTTCCTCCCCGTTTCGCGATCTCGGTGTACACGGTTTGAGTGTCGAACCCCGAGTCGATGATGACATCGCCCGACGCGATGCCGTACTTGGTCACCACCTCATCCATCATCGATAGACTGACCGCGCTCCCGAAGTCGACGAGGCGAGAGGTTCCCCCGGGATGCCATTCTCGGACGACGAACCAAAGCCCGTAGGACTGCACGTCGATGGAGAGAAAGACACGGCCTCCGGTGGTCTCCTTCAACTTGTAGTCGGTCCCTCGCAGGTCGTCCCCGAACTGCTCGGCTTTGAGATCGCTGACCCATGGCTCACCCATCGTCTCTCGCTTCCAAGTCTGCATCGGGATCACGTTCCCGAATGTCATTTGACGCTTGGCCACCAAGAACTCCTCGACGGCCTCGCGCCATGGAATCCACCACGGTACGAGGGAAGACCAGGTGAAGCTGACCTTGTGCTTCGGTGCGATGAGGTTCCCCTTCTCCCATCGGCCATTCTCGACGAGGGTGCGGCGCGTCACGGGGTCGTCGGTGTGCCCGTGACCGCACGATGGGCACTTCAGCCTGATGCTTTCCGCCACCTTCTCGAACAACCACTTTCCCTCCGGCGTTTTGGTCTGCTCCGACTCCTCCCACTCAACATGCTCCCAGAGTGGTGAAAAGAACATCCCGCACGCCTGACATGGCCACTCGAAGCGTCTCTGGTCCCCGTCGAGGAAGGATTGATGCACCGCGTCGTTTTCGAACAGCGGGGTGCTGATCTGCACAATCCGATAATTCCACTGCGCCCTGACCCGCTTCCGCACCATCTCCAACGCCCCGGGTGGGTAGTTCCTCACCTCGTCGAGGATGAGCCATCGCACCGGCACTGATTGAAGTTTCGAGGGTGAGCCAGCCCCGCGGACCATCAGCGTCATGGGTGCAAAGTCGATGGTGCCCTTCCGTTTGCCTGACCGCTCCTTGGGCATCATACGCTTGATGGTCTGGCAGTCCATCAGTGTCGGAAGCAGTCTGGTCTGCATGAAGTCCTCGGCCTCGTCCTGAGCCGCGAGCACCCACATCGCGGGTCCGGGATCCTCAGCGATGGCCCACGCGAGGAGGATCATCATCGTCTGGGTTTTGCCAGACTGCGCGGAACACATGATGGAGATTTCACGGATCGAGTCGTCGGCGAACACCTCCATGATTTCTTTGGTCCACGGCGCGGTGTTCGCGCTGAACTGACCCGGCATCGACGACTGCTTGTCGATGATGATGTGATCCTCGGCCCATTGCCAGGGGTGCCGATAATCGCGGAGGGTCGCGATCTCTGAGATCGTCTCAAAGAACATCTGATTCTCTGGTGGCTTTTTTGCCTGTCAGTGTCTCCCACCGTTTAATGATGACGTCACAGTAGGCTGGACTGATCTCCATGCCGTAGCAGCGGCGGCCCAGTTGCTCGGAGGCGATCAATGTGGTTCCCGAGCCGAGGAATGGATCGTAGACGACTGTCGCTTCGTGATTTTGCAGCGGCCTCGCCATGCACTCCACAGGTTTCTGTGTGCTATGGCCCGTCTCCGACTTTCGAGGCTTGTCGATAGACCAGAGCGTGGTCTGCGTTCTGTCGTCTGTTCGTCGGCCCGGCTTTCCGTCTCGGACGCAGTACCAGCACGGCTCGTGTTGGTGGTGATAGTCGCCTCTACCAATGACCATGCTGCTCTTCGCCCAGACGATTAGATTCCTCAAAACAAAGTTGCAGGATGTCAAACTCTCGGCGACTTCGGGCGACTTCGTGTCAGCGTGCCAAACATAGGCGATGTCACCTCCAAATAAAGCCCACGACTCACGCCAGTCTGCCCGGTCATCGTTCGACACCTTGCCGACCGCCGTCGCACCGTATGGCGTGCCGTCTGGACGCTTTGCCTCGTTCCGCCATTCGGCATCGTAGTCGACACCGTAAGGAGGATCCGTCACCATAATGTCTGCCTTTGCCCCATCCATTAGCCGCGCCACGTCCTCGGCCTTGGTCGAGTCGCCGCAGAGCAGCCGATGTTCCCCGAGGATCCACAGGTCGCCCGGCTTGGTGATCGGGTCGTCCGGTGTCTCCGGCACCTCGTCGGGGTCTCCGTTGAGTTGATTGGTTTCCGCGAGTAGCTCGGCCATCTCTTCATCCGAGAAGCCTGTCAGGAGGTGGTCGAGGTCGCTTTCCTTGATGGCTTCCAACTCGACCTTGAGCATCTCCTCGTCCCATCCTCCACCGAGTTCCGCGAGTTTGTTATCGGCCAGAATGTACGCCCTGCGCTGCGTCTCGCTTAGGTGCGAGAGTCGGATGACAGGCACCGACTCGAGACCCAGTTTGATGGCGGCCATGACGCGACCGTGGCCAGCGATGATGCCGTTGCTCTGGTCGATGAGGACCGGGTTGTTGAATCCAAACTCACGAATGCTTCCCGCGAGTTTTGCGACCTGCTCCGGATCGTGTTTCTTCGCGTTTCTCGCGTAGGGTATCAGGTCCGCTGGGTGCATCTGCTCCAGCTTCGGCTGCGGCTTGTTCGTCGGCCCATCTTTGGATTTCGGCATAGCTGTTGCGGATTGCGGTTGTTATTTCAGCGGAGATTTGGGTGGGGGTCATCCCCGAGAGTCGGCCAGCGAGCGAAGGCCCGATTCGAAGCTGGAGACGCTTGCAGGTGTCAAATGTCTGGTACAGCTTTTTCCGGATCTCGTCACGGTGCATGACTTCGCCTCTGGCCTGTTGGATTTGCAGTTCGAGGAGTTGGTTGCGGAGGTGAACCTGACGAGCGGTCAGCTTACTCTTGTCGAGATCTTCACCGTCACCCGAAGCACCGGCCCCGTGCGCCTCGACCCATTCGCGCCATTCCTCGATCGGGTAAAATCCCGAAGCGTTGGCGGCTGGTGCTCCGCGGGTGATCCAGCTTTTGCACGCGGCCCGAGTCACCCCGAACATAGCGGCCAACTCAGCGAGTGACTTCGCCCATGTGCGCGGCTTTTCCTCTTTGCCAGAGAGGTAGTTTTCCACCTGTTGCAACTGAGCGCGGGTCAACGGCTTCCCCGACTTTTGCTTCTCGATCAGGAGGCGGATGTTCTGCGCGGTGACCTTGCTCAATAGCCCGTCAGTCTGCGATTTCATTTTGTATATTTAATAAACAGACTTCAATCACGGATTCCCCGAGCCCGACCC